AGGTGATTTATAATACGATTGGTGTGTCGGATGTAAGTGGGCAGGGGAACGATAACAGCCCTCTAAAAGGGATGGCACTAGATTATGATCAGATAGTTGTTTTTTCGGAAAAAGCGATTTATTTAATTAGCCTTGGGACTGCAACTAGTGTACAGCAGACAAACGCAAATATAGGGTGTTTGGATGGGTTTTCTATAGCCAAAATACCAGAAAACGCGGGGATGCCTGGGGGATTGATGTTCGTATCAAGCGAATACGATATTAGGATATTCAACGGAAATATCGCCACCACCCTAGCAACGTCACTAGACAACCTTAAAACAGAGAATTTTTCAGCCGTATTAAACAAAGACGATTTAAGAAATAGTTTAACGAATGTGGATGTTGACGCTGCTTTTTTTGACTATAAATATCACCTAATAATAGGCTCTTTAATCTATGTTTTTGATATTAGAATCCTGGGCTGGACAACCTATCGAATCCAAACAACCACATACTCACCTACTTATAATAAATTCGGATTAATCGACGGCAAATTGTACGTGGGACAAAATGGTGCGGGGATTGTCGAGCAGATGTATGCGGATACTGTTTACAGAACAGAGGCCGTAACATCGGAATTTGTAACGCCAGCGCTTCTTGCGGATAACCAGTACAAGGATTTTAAGGAACTTCATTTTTATTACGGAAATTCAGGCGTATGCAACACCAATTTAATCGTCACCCCAGACAACAACGCGAACCTAGCTAAAGTCGTTAGCTTTACGATTTCGGGGGATGGATTCGATTCAAATTATTTTGATCCGACCTATTTTAAGACAACAACAGACGAGGATGCTTACAAGATATTACACATAAATATGACTGCGAGGTGGTTAACCATAAGAGTAAATAGTAATGGTTTATTAAATTTCAGAGGGTACAGACTTGTACTCAAACAACTAAATAATCAGGAGGCATAACTTTGAGCGTCGTGTTAGAAAAAAAACAAAGAGATAGTGTTATTGATGAGGCAGAAGTTGCTATTTTAGATGGTATCCCTGTGACGTGCCAGCTAACACATAGGTTTACTGAGGGCATGTATATTCGTGAAATATTTATGCCAAAAGGGACTTTATTAACATCAAGAATACATAAATCAAACCATCCATTTGTTATATCTAAAGGTAAATGTCAGGTGTACGACGGCGATAAAGTAAAAGAATTGCAAGCACCATATACAGGCATAACAGAACCTAACACAAGGCGGCTTATTTATATTGAAGAAGATACGGTATGGGTAACTTTCCACATAACAGATAAGACTAACTTAAAAGAAATCGAGGAGGATATTTTGATAAATAGAGAGAATGAATTAATAGAAGATAAACAGAAGTTTGAGGATTTTCATAAAACGTGTGTTTTAGAGAATGTTTTTTCAAACAAAACATTAGAAGGGAGGAAAATCTAATGGCTTGGATTGCTATAGCTACAGTAGCTGGGACGGCTGGAGCTGGATATTTAGCTGGAAAAGGAACCTCAGATGCCGCTAAAACCGCAGCGTCACAAAAACAGTCAGCACTAGAGAAACAGTTAGAAATTGGGAGGTCGCGTCAGAGTAGATCAACTGACCAATATGGTCAATCAATGGCAGATTTTAGAGGGGCCACCACAGGGACACCCACACAAATAAGCAAATTACAGCAATTAATTAGGCAACGAGCATTACCTGAACAAAGGAGGGCTATGTCACAAGGAAGGTTAGCCTTACAACAGCAGGGTGTTAGAGGGCCAGAGTCAGCTTTAATGCAACAAATGCAATCTAACCAACTACAAGAGTCGCTCTCTGGTCGCGCACAAGAAATAGCATTGAGGCAAGCATTAAGAGACAGAGAGCAACGAGCAAAAACAGCCGCGGCACAGGCAGCCCAGGCATTACCAGGGTCTATTTCTGGAACATCGAATTGAAGGAGATTGAATTATGGCAAAATTAGATTTTTCGTCAATGGCATCGTTATTTAAAAAGCCGTTATCAGAAGTAGAGCAAATTGCAGGACTTATAAAGCAATACAACCCTCTTAGTCGAAATAATCAGGCGCAATTAGGAATGGATAGCGTGTTATCACGAGGTGCAAATATTAATGGCGATCAGGTAGATTTTAAGTCGCAAAACGAAGAGCTGATAGAAAAACAACAAATGCAGGCTCCTCAACAATCTATGGGCGGCCGTGTTCTAGAATCATTTAAGAAATATGCAGGGTCGGATATAGGTAAATCCCAGTTAATGAATCTTGGAGCATTAGCTATAGCCTCGACACAAAAAGATCCATATATAAAGACATCCATGGCTCAAGGTATACAGCAACAGATCGCGCAACGACCTATATTAGAGCAGCAGCGATTAGAAAGAGAGCGGGCAGCAGAGGATAGGGAACGGCAAATAAAAAAAGATAAACTTGATGAAATTTTAAAAGAAATACAAATTGCTCAATTAAGAGATAAGCCAGAAACTGAAAAACAAAAAACACAAGATAAAAAAGGTGAAAGCTATAGCAATTTTATAAGAGATCAAAAAGCTAAAGGTGTCTCATTGATTAAAAAAGGAGAAAGATTAAATCAAATACCAGACCAATTCAAACAAGAGTTTACAAACCCTGAAACGGGTAAAAAAGAAGCTTTTATTGACCGTAAGGGACTTTCAAAACGAAAAGAAGAAACAGACAAAACAATTGCCTATAGAAAAAACATTATAAATAAAAATAATAGGCTATTAAAAAATGTTTTAGGTAAGTTAATTACTACTGATAAAGAAGGAAATACAGTCTTTACTAAAGTTGGTTCAGAAATGACAACTAATCCCTTTTTAAAAAAGTTTGACAGAGCATTTAGTGAAGAGTTTAGAGATATGGAAGGTCTATTGAAAACTCTTAAGGCAAATCTAGGATTTGATCAACTGCAAGCGATGAGAGATGCAAGCCCGACAGGAGGAGCATTAGGTCAAGTATCTGAGAAAGAATTAGATTTTCTACAGTCTGCAGCAGGAGCATTAGATATTGGGATGTCTAAAGAGAACTTAATTAACTCTTTAGCTGAAATAAAAAAATCATTAGAAAGGCTCAATAAAGAACAAAATTTAGATTACGACTCAGTATTTATGGGAACGAAAATAACGAATACAAACCCATTGGGAATATAGGAAATATAAACATGAACTATAAAGAGTTTGCAAAAAAAATAAAAAATAAATATCCCGAATATACAGAAATTGATGATTTAGAATTAGCCGAAAGAATAATAGAAAAATACCCAGTATATTCAGATACAGTTACTTTCGAAAAAATACAAGATTTTAGAGAACCTCCTGCACAAAATTTAGAAGGAATGCAAAAAGCTATAAATATAGCTTCTAAAGTTGCTCCATACGCAGGAATTGCCCTAAAAACAAACCCTATAGGTATGTTAGGCTCCGCAGCATTAACAGGTGGATCTCGTTTTGTTGAGGGGAAAACAGAAGGAGAAAGTAACTTACAAGCCTTAAAAAATGCAGCAATGGCCGCAGGTATAGATTTAGGAACCTTAGGATTAGGTAAGGTATTAGGCAAGGGAATAAGATCTGCTCCTGTTAGCAAGGCTATAGGACAAGCAGGAGAATTTTTATCATCAGTCCCACAAAAATCAATAACAAAGGCAGTACAAGATCCTTCTATATTAACTAAAACAGAAACTTTTGAGGATGTTGGTCAATCAGCTAAGGATGCATTATCAAGACAAATGACTAAAGTTGGACAAAGAGCAAAAAGAGAAAAGAATATTCTTAAAAGATCTGATGTAGAAACTGATTTATCTACGTTTGCTAAAAGACAAGAAGCTTTACTAGATAGAAGAATTGGAAAACAACCAAAATATAACTCTAAAGAAAAAAAGGTAATTCAAGAGGTATTAAATAATCTTAAAAATGATACTACACCAGCAGGTATAAACGATATAATTTCTAGAATTGATGAGAGTATTAAGTGGGACGCAATAAATAAGCCTAGTTCAAGAGTTGAAAAAGTTTTAAAAACAATAAGAAATAAAGCATCTAACACACTTAAAAAAAATATTGATGAATATAAAACTAGCAGAAAACAGCAAGAAGAATTTTTAAAAGAAGCTAATAAAGTATTAGGGAAACGTTTAACAGATACGAAAGACGCATCAAAGCTATTTAAAAGACAGCAAGAGCAGCCTGTACGTGAAGCATTAGAGAAGTTAGATGAATTAGATCCTCAGTCAAGATTATTGGACAGAGCTGAAAACTTAAGAGCACAGCAACAGTTTTCTAATATTTTTCCTGGACAAGGAGGGGGTTCAGGAGGTGCTCAAGGAATCTCTAATATTATAAGAGCAATAACAGGGACTAATGCACCTCCTTTATTACCCTTGATGTCACCATTAGGGCAAAGAGAAATTATAAAAAGAACTCCTTCAGCAATGAAAGCGGCATCTAAATTTTTATCAGGTTCAACAGTGTTTACACCTATAAAAAGAAACCAAGACGGATCTTACACAGAAGAATCTAAAAAAACCCTACAGGAGGATAAAAAATGACAATACCAAGCACAGGCGATTTAAACATGTGGGATGGCGCCCTAATAAATAACACCGACTGGGACGCTAACTGGACGCAATTAGTTACCTATCTTACCAACGCTAATTACGACGTAACCTTTAATTCAGTCACCGCGTCAAGTTTCGTTGGGCTTCCAATAGACTCGTTTTCACTGACCACGGGCGAGAACGTTACAGCAGGAGATTGTATACGGGTCAACGGAGGATTAGCATATAAAGCAACTAGCGCAAACGAGGCTGGTATAACATCCGTTGTCGGTATCGCCGAGGCAACCGTCAGTTCTGGCAATCCAGTAAATGTTCTTTACGATTTTAGGGAAGGATTCAGCGCCCTAACCGTTGGCGGCCTATACTATGTAGGAGCAGCAGGCGCTATAACAGCATCTAAACCGAGTTGGGGTATGGAGATAGGCACGGCTGTATCAGCATCCAGAATAAACATAAATATTAAGGCTGCAAGCTACACTAGTGTGATCGACAAAATAAGTTTTTATGCTAACCAAACGAGCTTCAATACGACAGTTCAACAAGATATGAGCATCACGGTCTGGAACGTTTATAGTGCAACTTTCCCCACCATTTGGGCAACTCAACCAATTATAGATGGCTCGCACAAAGTATACTTGAGGTTTGAGATATCTGGTGGTGCAAATTTGGGTGATGGTTTCCGTCTATATATCACCGAAGACGACAACAGCACTCTGTTTGACACTGGCGATCAGATAATTAACAATCTATCCAGATCAGCTATATACTACTGGGACATAGCCAACTTAGGCACCACGACACTTAATATTGGGTCAAATCCACTCAATGGAATTACCGCTGACTCAACAGATGCTTCGGCCAGATGGAAAATAAGAGCTAAGCGAACAGTTGGATCTAGCACGAGTGGGAACTATTACATTAGATCTATAGAATTTGTTTTGGTGCAGCAATGATCAGGTTTTTTGACGCTTGGGATATGGAAATAATGCAAGATGATAGCGGTCGTGCTTTTTATCCAATCGAAAAATATTCCCTCGATGAGTCCGATAATAGAAAAGAAAACACCTCAACCTATAACGAAAAAGAGGCTGAGAGTTTTGCATCAGAACGTCACAACGGATCGGTTGTCTCTGAGAGAATTGTTGCATACGGGGAACTAAAAGAACAATTAGACCTCATCTATCACCAGGGCCTGGATGTCTGGAAGGAGAAAATAAGATGGATTAAAGAAAAACACCCAAAAAAAACCAAGGAGACACTATGATTAAATTCTTTAAATACGCGAAAAAATTAATTGATATTTTAGACAAATTGGAGGCCGTTACAACCATTCTAGAGAGTATTGGCACAGTCTTAAAAAGAGAAGCTGAGAGGCACAAGCAAACCCTTAGAATTTCAGAAAAACAGATCCAGCAACTAGAGGGACACGTCAAAAAAGTGACGGACATAGATAAAACTTTGGAAGACATCCAGAAAAAAGTAAAATGAAACTTACCAATAATTTTTCGCTTCAAGAATTTATACCAAGTGGAATATACAAGAAGTGGGGGGATCACAGTATATGGTATATCGACGACAGATTACCGCACTTAGCGCAGTTTTTTCGGGATCGGTTCCAGAAGCCAATTATGATAAATACTTGGCATTATATTGATATCGCAGGCACTAATTACCGCGGGTACAGACCCGCTAATTGCCACGTAGGCGCGTCGAAATCTCAGCATAAATTTGGACGGGCTATCGATATCTCTATCGAGGACTTTGATTTAGCTGCAGTTTATGCTGATATAATCAAACACAAGAAACTATATTTTGACCAAGGTCTTAGGGGTTTAGAGGATTTTAAGAAGACAAAAACCTGGATTCATTTAGATATGAGAAATAGCCAAAGCGACGAGATATTCATTTTTTAGACTTAAGCTTTTTTACGATATTTTTGGCGAATTTTTTAAGTTCTTTTTCTAACCTTTGAACTGAGAAATAGGTGGACATAAACGAGTTCTTTATCCCCATTTTTTTAACTTTGAGATCGACGTTATGTTCAATGAAATCTTTTCTGGAGATATTATTCGCAGTTAACAGCGCCTCCAATTCAGGGTCAGAACAGATTGATCCCTCGATCATGGAGTAGACCTGCTCTCGGTTCATATGTAGCGAGTGGCTAAGGTGACGATTAGGCCGAGCATTGCAGTTAAAAGGGATGTCATTACCCATTTTAAAGCGCCGTATAATTGCCGTTGTTTTTTTTCGACTCGCTCTAATTTTATTGACATCGTTCGAGTAAATTCGTGCAGTATCGTGTAGGCCAGGTCTATTGCAGCGTTTACGTGAGCCTCAGAAACACCTTGTTTCTTGTACTTGCTTAGTAATTCATCCTTTTGCCGATCCAAAATTATGCGTATTTTTTTGTTTAAGCCGTTTCCATTTCCATTTAGTTCAGGCATGCTTTACTTTCTGTCTCTTTGTTCAATTCGTCGCAAAACCCCTCATAAAATATAACCGTCCCTTTAACTTCTGGAGATGCTTTTGGCTTCTTGCTCATCCCAACCTCTTTTTTGTAGTCTATTTTCTTGTTGGTGTTTCTGGCTATGTCTTCACATTCTTGTATATCTTTGAGCAAGACAGACATCGAGCTGATAAGTGACTCTCTAAAGTTCGCTTTCTTGAACTCTAGCTTTGCCTCCAAAACAATTCGATCTTGCCTCACGGTATCCCTTTTTTTATCAGTTTTCGATTACATATTTACGTTAGCATAAACCACTGATAATTCAATACAAAAAAATTAAATGTTTTGGAGATTTTGTGGCTTAGGAAAAGAGATGAATCAAACCTAAGCCACTGCCTATTTTAACGCAATTAGTTCTTATTGATAAAGCTAATCTTGTCAGATCCTTTTAGAGAAGAGGCGATCGGATCTGCCAGAAATATACATTTCTCAAACACCATGCTGCTCCGCAAAATCGCATGGCTCAAATCCTCCTCGATTTGACGCAAGACATCGAAACTATCCAAATAACTACCATTTTTAATTGATTCAAACGCATCGTGCATATGCCTCTCGATATGGGCGATATGATTCAGTAGCGGCCGTATCATCCAATCATTATCAGCGTACTTTGCTGGCCCTTCCACTTCGTAAACTTGTTTAACGTGACAATTTACGTTATAAAAGTCCTTTTTGTAATCTGGCTGATTCATGAGTTCACCACCATAAATTTTATTTGTTGCACAACTTCATAGGGGTTATTTTTAATCGTCGAGCCTCTGAATCTCAACACGCGCCAACCTAGAATCGTGGCTTGGTTAATTTTTTCGTAGTCAGACGCATTTGCGTGTCTACCACCGTTCTGGCAATACTCACCGCCATCAGCTTCAACTGCCACCATAGCCGCTGGGAAAGCAAAGTCAAATCTCCATTTTCGTTTAGGGTGGAATTTAAACTCCCTCACATACTGCCCTCGTAAATTTGGCTCCAACATCAACATCATCGTTTCAAGGTAATCGCTTAAATCTGTTGTTTTTTTTACGATATTTTTTTCTTTTACTGTCATTTTCGACTTCTAATAATACTACCATTATTAGCGAGTTTCATGCCTAAAAAAATCAATGTTTTTTTCTTACTTTTTCTTGGTACTAATTGCGCCTTTAACCACTTAAAAAATCGTCGCATTTTTAGCCTCCTGTTTTTTCAATTCATCAAAATCTGTCACTCGAAAATCACCACTTTTGATTGCCGCTAAATGCGTCTTATCTGCCTGCAAAATTATCTGAACAAAAGACATAATTATTTTCTGAGATGATAGAGAGCCTTTATCGGACGCTGAATCAACAATTTTTTTCATCGGGCTACGACTTATCATTGCGGCTTTAATATTTGCCTCCTCAAGGATTCTATCGGCCTCTGGGCGATTGTTAGCGATTAGATAATCCCAGTATTTGGCGGTCTTATTAAATAACTCCTCCTCTTTTTTATCATCTTCTGATTGTTCTGTTTTGGTCGGTATTGCGTCGTAGTTTTGCTGTGTATTTATTGCCTTGTAAAAATTATATCCTACCCCAAACTTCTTTTTTTCGTGCTTTTCGATCATATTTTTTTTAAGTAGACTATTCCAAACTGGAAGTAGGTTAGGGTCTTTTTTGGACTCTTCCACCCAACCACGGTAGAGACATAATTTTTCTATGCCTTTAATTTTCAAAAAATTATCGTCGATTGTTCGCTTTATCGATTCAATATTTTGTAATGGGCGCTTTCCTGGCATAGCGCTTTTGTAATAAAAATCAACAATATCTAAATAGCTTTTTTTAAGCGTCTCTTTTTTCATAAATAATCCAGAAAATTCAAAAATTTCACCTTCGCTTGTTTTCATAACTTTTTACTCCTACTCCCCCTTTAACCTTAGCTTGCCTAAACTTAAATAAAACGAACCTCCATGTCTCAATAAGAGGTTAATATCACTTTTATTATCTAATACACTTTTAATATTCCTTATATACATGTTAGTGTCCCACTTTTCGGTGTTTTACTGTCTCACTTGCTAATTTTGGGAACACTAATAATCCATCTTTTTGTAAATCTTGTGCTTGGGAATGCGTTCTAGCTTGTTTATTTGTTACACTATTTTGGTGTCCCACTTTTTTACCAATCGGTGTCCCACTTTTGTAAACCACATGGCCATAAACCTTGTTGAATTTTATTAGTTTTTCGACGTGAAATAGTCCTAATTTATCAAACTTTTTTAAGGATCTTTCGATGGCCGTTTTGTTGATAGATATTCGATCTGACATCGTTCGCAACGTCACTATAAACGTGCCTTTTTCGACAGTAAATATTTGTTTTTGGATGACAATTTTACATGGTTTTGTCCGTAATCTGATATAAATATCATCGAAAATAAAACGCTCACGGTATGTAAGCGCTTTAAAAGATTCTGACGTGTGTATATCACACAGCCGATTACGAAGATATTGCTTTTTAGACATTCCAGCAGCCTCCCCCAGCTGCTGAAACAAGGGTTGCTCTACTCATATGCATAGGAATAAAGCAAAACAAGCTTAACATTTTTACCCTGTTTTTCCACCCATAAACACGAATAAATCATTTGCGAAAGCTCTAAAATTATCCCTAACCGCCTCATCTGTAAACGAATCCCTAAGCCCTGGGACAATCTCTTTTAGTCTCTCAGCAGTAGTTTGGCACTGTAGAAGGCTAACAGCATCGTTGTACTTGGTTTTTTCTGAATCTGGAACATCTGAATACAAAAGTGGAGGCTTTGGCTCTAGTAGCAGCCTAGACTCGGCTTTTGCCTTTTCTTGTATTGCCTTGATTTGTGGCTTGTCCTCCAACGGTTTTAACTTTAGATTGCCTACTTCCGAGCTGTGTTTAAATTTTCTTGGATTTGGCTTAGGTTTTGGCTCATGGTTTGAATCAGAGTCAGTTTCCTGCTCAAATTCTGCCTGATCGTAAAGACCTGAAAACTGTTCAGGAAAAGCTTCCCTCAGCGCAGCAACCAAAGCGCACTTAGCTATCATCACCCTAGGTTTGGATGACCATAAGTTTCTGCCAGTAGAAAACTCAGAAAAATAACACGTTGTTTTGATCGGTTCGGGGTATCCCTTAACACGAACTAATGCTTTCCCTACCAATTCACCTGTGCTAGGCTCTTTTTCAGTCCATGCCTCATGCCCTAAATACTTGGGGTTTGAAGCGGCACGTTTAAGAAATGCCTCTTTTGCCAATATTACCGATGCGGGCCTATCCTCGCCGTTTTTTGATTTATATTTTATGCAGTGAATTTCTTTAATTAGCGGGTTTAGGTTGTATTCAATGCACAACCGCAAAAAATAAATCATGTCTGCATCTGTAGCAGTCGGACAAAACAGTCTCTTCGCCTCTTTTATAGCCATGTTGTTTACGTCTAGAGACGCTATTTCGTTTGTTGTTGTTAATGCTGTCATTTCTATCTCCTTTTATTTTGTCTAATTGCGTTAATTTGCTAAAAAATAGTAGCACATTCGGATGGATTAACATTGATTAAATCGAGGGTGTATAGGGTTCGTATATGCTCTCTGAACGTTTCAACTACTGCGTTATACAGCCACACATTCCAAAGAAGTTGCAACCTTCTACGATCAGGGCATACGTGTTTTAGAACGAGGTTGTAGGCGCAGATAGGTAGTAAAAACTCAATATATTTTTTGTCGTGTTGCATCGTGCAAAAAATACTTCCACCAACGTTTTCAATTATTGTATTTTGTATTTCTGGTTTAATGTCGCATTTATCGCCAGTACGGTTTTTGAAGTGGCACGAAATTTCGTTTGATATTTCTTTTGCAAGATCACTATCAAAACTACTTAGCTCGTGGGTATAGCGGGAGGGTTCATATTCACCAGCTACGCTGTCGTATGCCTCTTGAATTGAGTCGTAAACCTCGTTAATATCCGAGTGAAAGTTTAATCTGAATAAAACTGCGTCACCCTTAAACTCCTGGTCCAAATGAAACTTAGTCCAAGACGTTAGCTTATTAAATATCTCTCCGTTGTTGGCGAGGGCGTCATCAATAGAATGCCATCCCGACACTTCCTTCTCTGCTAATTTCCAAAAATACTTAACGGGGTTCTTGGTTTCTTTTTGTTTTGTTATTGTTGTATTATTCATTTTGTATTCCTTGTTTTTTATTTCTTGACAGGGAGTTATGAGTTGTACTGCTGGGCATCGCCAGATGCCCAGCTTAGATCACATATCCTGTCGCTTAAAATTGTTTTTACTGCTGCATTTACATGTCTCTCAACTCCTTTCTTTTCTTTTAATTTCTCGAAAATAGGCCGACCCATAGTAACTCCAATATCGTTACCGTGTGCAATGACATTTGTCGTAAAATCGGACAACTCAAACCCTGACAGCTCGTCACAGGTTGCCAACTGAGTATTAATAATTTTTTCTATATAGGTGGTATTAAAAAATTTGGCTTTATCAAAGCGTTGGATAAGCTTTAATAAATTTACGGCTTGTTTTGTGAGGGTAAACGGCAACTGGACGTAGGTTTCTGTTATGCCTTCGCACCCCCTACCCATGGGGACAATAAATTTCTTTATACTGTGAACTTGGTAGAAGAGCCGCTTCTTTATTATAAGTGGATCTAATTTGACAATGTGTTTATTTTTTGATATATTCATGTTGTTAATCCTTAGATAAATTTAGAGAGTCCTCTCGCTGGGTGGCTCTCTATTTTTTTTTACACCCTTACTCGTTAGAACACCGGCTCCTTTATATCGTTTTTCTTACTGTGCTTAGAATAGGCGCAAGTAGCCTCACTACTTGAGTGACGTGTTTGAGGCTGGATGTCTTTTCGTTGTGGAAGACTATCCCTAAAAACTTCCCCCTTTTTAAAGGATGGGTTTTTCTTGTATAGACTTTCAATATCAACATTGTACAAATCTGCCAAACACACAATTAGCCTAGACCTTGGGTCAACTTGTTGAATACTGTCGTTTGAACAGTTTTCTAACTTATATAAGCTTGTCGCACTGCATCTGTAGCCATAGTCGTTTTCCAAAAAATAGCTCAATTTTACGCAGGACAGATCGCATCTTTTTCTTAAATCTTTTAAGCGCTCGTAGTCCAAAACGAACATAGATCTTTCGTGGATTATCATTGTCATTTTTATATCACCTCTTAATTCTAATTATAATTACTTAACTTCGCAATGTCAAGACATGGCTTATAACGTCCATATCTTTTATTTTTTCATTTACATGTTTTAAAGCTTTTCGAGCAAAAAATATTTCTTCTTTAATTTTCCTTCTTGTTTCGCGTAAACCTTTTAGGGTTTTGCGTTTGTTTTTTAGGGCATCTAAATCTGATATGGCATACAAATAAAAGCTTTTTTTTGGGGGTTTCGTTCCCTTTATTTTCCCTTTGAGCCTCCACAGCGTTACTGTCGGGCCTTTAACGCCCATATACATTGCCGCTTCTTTTCTTTTTAGTTTATTTCCGTTCATTTTTAACTCCTTTATTATTCAAATGTTACGCAGTAGGTAAGCACTGCCGCGGCCAACCAGTAAACCGACTTGTACCCTTTTCCCGCACTTAGGTAAATAATGCTCGTTGCAAGATTTATTACAATCAAAACAGAGGGAAAAATAATCTCTTTATTCAAAATAAAAACCTGGCTTGAATAAATTGTTTTTTTTGGACAAAATATCTAATCGAACCTCAGATTCGTTTAAAAAAATGTCATTGCTAGAATTTGGTGGCCCCAGGAAGGCCATAACGTAGATAATTGCATGGCGCCAAGGGTATAGGCTTTCGTCAAGCTGAATTGTCTCTGATTCGCTGAGATCACCTTTTAATCTTCGTTTGGCAAACCCTGTGGCCCAGTAGAGACGCTGAGCCCTTGTCATTTTTCTGTAATTTGGAACGTCAAAGCTTAACTCTGCCTCTAGGCTGGATAAGGCCCATTTTATTAAGACTCTTTCTAAGTATCTTCTATACTCTTGCTCGTATTCGCTACTCATCTTTTTGATTTATTTTTTTTGCTTTATTATAAACATCTGCAAAGTTGCTAAATTGTTCCCCAAATTTATCCCAAATAATATCAAGTTTTTCTGCGTCAGGTTCTTCAATTAAATGACAATTATATCTATGCACGGCGTTTTCCAGACGTTTTCTGACTGTCTTTGATGGGTATTTTCCTTCTGGCCTTAAGTGTGGGAACTTTTCCACATTCACATATTTTTCGTATAGTGCAGTGTATTTTACATTTATTTCTCTTACAATTTTTAATGATTCCTGCCAATCAGCCGACCAAATATCCTCATAATCTCTATAGTGTGGAAAGGATGAGCCGTATTTCGCTTGTTGTATTCTATATTGTAATTTGTTTATAAATTTTTTAATGTGCCCTATTTGCCAAGGACACTCTTTTTCGCTACTCATATCTTCTAAGGCTTCTTTCTTCATCAAACTCTATTTGCTCATCAATAAAGCAATCGACGCAAACCTTGTATCCGTTCGCATTGAACCGAAACACTTCTGCAGGTTCGTTACATACCTCACACGACTCTATATCTTCTGTCTCTTTTTTTTCAGTCATCTCTTTTGCTCCTTTTTATTTTTCTAAATAATCTTTTTTGTGTATTAGTAAAAAGAACACCTCTTGGCCACGCATGGGATATTTTTTATCCCAATTGTAATCAAAAAATGGTACACATCCAGATTTATTTTGATATAAATTTAAAGCCAAAATCATGTGAAGTTCATCTGTAAACGTTAAATAATAGCACTCTTCATCAGGGAAATTCTTTTCTACGTATTTTTTTAATTTACCCCTTCTGAGTACTTCACCTTCATAATCATCACGATCAATGTTCTTCCATTCCAGATCAGTAAATATAGATATTTTATCTATTAGGCTGGTCATAATATAAAAACGGTCATAATGACCCCCTAGTTGTTCTGCAATAAACTCCCCAGTACCGCTAGCACATACTAAGGAATTTACTTGATTTTCTGTTATTTTAATTTCCATCTTTATTACTCCTATTTGTCTTTTATAAATTTCTCTCTTTAATCTGTTTAATTAACTGTTTTTTTGCGTTAAAAATAAAGTTATATTCAATGCGCTTTTGAATGCTATCTACTACAAAGCTTTCAAGTTGTCTGTTGATAAGGTTGTAAGTATTAATGACGTGCTTATTATCCATATCTTTCCATTCAATACGCGTCCCGTCTCTCATTTTCCAATATTTTTTTGGTTGTTCTGATGCGTGGCGTAATTCGAAATTCCTTAATAGTTCATTCATCTCATAACGCGCGTACAACGCTTCTGGTGTGCCGTCGTAATAATCCTCTATGCTCATGTGTTTACTCCTCTTTTAATTTAAAAGACAAAAAATCGTTGCCATTGTCTTTTGTGTACTCGTCTGTTTTTTCAAGACCGTAAATTCCCATTATGTCACTTATACCTTTTTTGAGTTCTTCGTACCCCTCTGGGCTTAATTCTTCTTTATCCTCGCTCATCTCTTTACTCCTGTTTTATATATTTTATCAGCTTTTTAGAAAATAATGCACTGGGCAAGTTAGTTTTTGAATCTCTATATTTCTTAGCACCTCCAAATAAAATTTCTTGTTTTCTTGTTTTATTTTTTGTTTTGTTTTCATCTCTTTACTCCTGGGTTTTAAATGTGTATAATTCTATTAATTTCTACTATTGTAGATATAATTAAAAAAGAGCGACACATAATTTCTACTATTGTAGATTAAAATTAATAAAGCTAAAAAAATAGCTAGCTCAAATATAGGCAGGCCGATGGCTTGCCTTTTTTTTTAAAAATCAAACTCACATGAAGGGTCTATATTGTCGTGATACTTGTTTTCTGTGTCGCTTATAATTGTGTTATCACACAGCGCAACTAAGTATCTGTCTGGCATCGATGGAAAAATCCATTGTTGTACTGTACCCTCACAGTCTGTACTGTATATATCAACAATGCTATCGTTTATATCTCTTATATTTATCAATAAATCGTAGCTTATCTCTTGACTTGAGCCGTCTACGCTGCAAGTTAATTCATCTATATTAATATTTGTTATGTTCATCTCTTTTAATCCTTTTATTTATTTGTTAATACTTTGTTTGCTCACCTCTTTATTTAATCTTACTTTAATATAATATAACATATGTTATAACAACACAACCCCTAACCCCTGTTTAACACATTGAATTTATTCAACTTAAGTTGTGGTTTAACGCAATTAGGTTTGACCAGTCTAAAAAAATAGAATATAAGTCATGCATATGTCATTGTTTATTCCAAAGCCTTCTTATTTTGACGAAAACGACTACTATCACGCTTCAAAAACCAATATTTTAGCCTGTAATGATTTATCTAAGGAATTGAACGAAACTATCAAGGATCAAGATATTTTTTATAAATTTCTAGAATTAAAAGTCGATGATTTTGATTTGCTAGTTGGGTATAACTAAACTGTGTATAACCTGTTACTAAGTGCGTTAATTCGTGCTGGGAATCTCTGTGTACACACATGTTCCAGAATATAATGAAAGACAAAAAAGAATCAAAAAGTAAAAAGATAGCCAAAAAAAGGGCACCAAAAGCAGCCCGCGCAAAACGTGCAGCGATAAAATCTAAGCTAATAACAAAAGAAGAGTATGACGATATTTCAGTTAAGTTAGGGCTTTCAGAATTTGAGAAAACGCATATGGAAATAATTCACGCTTATAGTGTTTTAGCAGCGGATGAAAAACGAAAAACAAAAACGTTGCCGTCTATTAATGAAGTATGTGAGTACACTAATAAGTCTAGGGTATCGGTATCAACGCATATAGCCGCGTGGAAACAATCATTCAAAGATAACGTAAATAAAAGTCTTCAAGACCTTATGCTTCCTCACGTACACACGGTTCTACAAAACACATTGCGTTTATCTCGTTACAACCCTGGCTCACAGCGTTTGTTCTTTCAAATGTTGGGATGGGATGATAGGGCGGGGGAAGCCGCCACGCAAGATAAAGATACAAATATAAACATCGTCATCAATAAAAAGAAAGACACAGACCCCATAGGATCAACAGATAAGGTTATAGATATATAATGACTATCCAATCCTTTTATTTGTGCCTTATAGGATGTCTGTTGTCTTTCTTGTTCATAGTATCGGTGCTGATCTTTAGCTTTACGCTTGCAATGCGTGTCTGGCATTTCTACAGGTTAAATATAGACCCAATACACGGTCTAAAGAAACCAGCGCCAAAGGATAGCGTATTAGAACAATATCAGCACCAGCAGGAAATAGACGCTGTAGCAGGTCTACGTTGAATCTAGAATTAAACGACACGCAGGCTAAGTTTTTCGAGGCGATGTGGAATGATGATGGAACAATCAAGCTTGATCACTATTCAGAATACTGCATGTATGGAGCCTACGGATGCGGAAAAAGCGTTGTTTGTTCGTTAATGATTATGTTGGCCTGTCTTAAGTACCCAAAAACAAACGGTCTAATCTGTAGAGCTACCTACAGGGAACTAATAGATAGTTGCAAAAAAATAATCATCGACATGTTTACGCCTGCAACGTGGCAATATGAATACAAAGCGGGCGAGCAATGCATAGACTTTAAGAATGGTTCCAAAATCGTGCTACGTGCATTTGATGACCCACAAAAGGTGCGCAGTACAACCTACGATATAGCGTATATCAGTCAAGCCGAGGAAATCAATTCGTTAATATTCGATGAAATCTTAGGCCGTCTTAGGGGCAAGGTTTTACCAAAAACAATACTAATACACGAAGGCAATCCAGCAGAAGGATATATAAAGGATAGGATAATAGAACCAGAACCAGAGACATTAATAAAAAAGGGTATTTATTTAATTGGTGAAGTAAGAACAGATGAAAACGCCAAACACCTCCCCGACAACTATATAACTAGGTTACTAGACACATACGATGATGCTAAGCGCGCCCGATTCCTATATGGTAGGTGGGATAGGTTAACAGACCGAGTATATAGCGCATTGGCAGATCATCACTACATAGAACCTATCAAGATACACAAACACTACTACAGAGCTATAGGATTAGATTATGGCGTTACTAGTGATTCATCTGTTGTTTTTGTGTACAAAACGGAACATAACGACGTTATTGTATGGGATGAATGGCGCAAGCCTAAAGCCACGCTAGCAGATATATATAGTGCGTGTCATAGATATGGCCCATTACCAGTAATTGCAGACACGAACATGAAAAACAATATGTTGCGTGATGATCATTTTGGCTCTATATGGGGTGATCTATCAGCTATGGGGTTAAGGTTAATACCAGCACAAAAAGGGGATAAGAACGCCAATATACTACTAGTGAATCAATACCTACATCAAAACAGATTACACTTCTTTAAGCATTGTGAATACACGATTAAGCAGCACAAAAGATACCAGTACAAAAGGGATTCAGAGGATGTTGTTAAGAAGGATGATCACAGCGTCGACGCATTGCAGTACGTGCTTAGACATTTAGACAAAATAGAAGTCAAAGGTGTCGATGTCTTTGGGCCAAGACCTAGAGGGCCAACGTTAAAAGACTATACAGCAAGAAAATAACAGGAGGATATAAAAAATGCACCCGATAGAGCAACAATTAAAAACTGAAATGAGTATGTATAAAATGGATATGGCAAAACAGATGTCATCGTTAAACAACGCCATAGATAGCCGTATAGCTACTTGCGTCAAAAGCGAGGTTTCAAAGTCCGAGAAGTTTTACCAATCCAATTTTATGCAAGCGCTTGAAAAACAGATAGATATAAAAGGGGAGTTAGATAGCGCACAGCTAAGTAAACTGTACAAAGAGATTAGGCAAGAAATAGATAATATAAAAAACCAAAGTCATAATTTTCTATTAGCGCAACAGCTCGAACGACAACACGAAATCTTTCAGGAATTATCGACGCGTTTCAGTGTAATGGAGAAGCAGATGAACCAGATTCTATCTAGTAGTTATGTAGAGTCTGAAATTCCAGATCAAGAATTAAAAGAGCTATATAATAAGTCGAATTGTTCACCCGACGAGATGGCAACATTCCTCAAATTAGACAGAACACGGTTTTATCAGATTTTAAACGGTAAGGAAGTTCAACCAAATTTAAAGCGTAGGCACGAAATGAAACAATATTTTTTAAAAAAGATATATAAGGCGCAAGTAGTCAATGCTGATTGATCGAAAGTGTAGAACCTGCAGGTCTGTATATGAGATATACACTACTATACATGAGAAGGATTCTAATACGAATTGCAAGTATTGTAATAGTGCCGATACTTTTAGGTACTATGGCAATCAGCGTATGCGCTTTAATGGTTTTGGCCGTTGTGTGGACGTTAGCGGAGTATTTGAAAATCGTGAACCTACTGTATCTGAAATAGACCGACACTGTAAAAAAACAAATAGTCATTTTATGTCGCAAGGTGATCAAGCTAGGGAAGCAAAGAAAAACAGAAAACAGAACGATATAGATAGTAAAAGAGATACAGAAAAGAAAGTAGAAAATGAGATGAAGCGCATGCAAAAGGATGGGTTGTTTGCGTAATTCATATAACAGGAGTACTAAATGCCACTTTACAAAGGAACCGACAAGAAGACATTAAAAAAGAACATATCAGCAGAACGCAGAGCAGGTAAACCGTTAAAACAAGCGTTAGCCATAGCATATTCGATGAAACGCAAAAGTAAAAAGAAAGGGTATTAATGAAACCAACGGTCTACACATACACAAAGTTAAAAGTATTAAAGCTAAAAATAAAGAGGTTTATTAGCAGTCTTAGGGGGAGGTTGCTTGGCTAAATTAAAAAGAAGGTGTATTAAATGGAATTAGTAAAATTTAACGCAATGAAAAACGCTGTAGCAGAGTGTCATAGCATTGATGAGATAGCCAATATAAGGGATAAGGCTGAGGCGTATAGGTACGCTATGGTTCAAGCAAAAGAATCGCCTGAAATCATTAAAAAAGCTAGCGAGATAAAGTTAAGATCTGAACGTAGGGCAGGTCAAATATTGCTTGAAATACCAAAAGATAAAGGGGGATATGCAGGTTTATATGGAAAAGATGAATGCTCCTCACAGGCTAGTAGGGGCATTCATAATCTTGAAGACTTAGGTATTACATATAATCAAAGTAGCCAATGGCAAAAAATAGCAACGATGCCAGAGGACACGTTTGAGGAATACATAGAAGAAGAAAAAGAAATAACAACATCGGGGGTAATTCGGATAGCTAAACGAACAGAGAAGTTAGCTGCTGTAGAAGCTAAAGAAAAGGAATATCAGGAGCAGGTAACAAAAGAAAACGACTTTGATATTGATATATATAGCACTGATAAAAAGTTTGACATTATTTATGCAGATCCTGCTTGGGATTATTATAAAGGGGGAGATCATAACCAGAGCCTTAATTATTCAACAATGACAATGCATGATATTAAAAATATACCAGTAGATAAAATAAGTTCTGATAATTCTATCCTATTTCTTTGGGTAACGTTTCCAATTCTAGAAGAAGCCTTTGATGTTATGGGAAAATGGGGGTTTTCATATTCGACATGTGGGTTTAATTGGGTAAAAAGAAATAAAAATGGTGAAGGTTATTTTTTTGGGCTAGGTAATTGGACAAGGTCTAACTCCGAGCTGTGTTTAATTGGTACTAAAGGCAGTCCCGTAAGAATAAACAATAGTGTACATCAGATCTTAGATGATCCGTTAACCGTTCATAGTGCAAAGCCTAAGCGTGTAAGAAATTTAATTACACAGCTAGTAGGTGAATTGCCACGGATAGAATTATTTAGCCGAAACGAAGACCAGGATGGCTGGTATAACTGGGGGAATAAGATATGAGTATTGTACATTTTGAAAAAGATTTTGAATTTGGTAAAAAGGGTGAGGATGAATTAGAGTTTTTCTTAAAATTCTATGGTATTAAGTATATGGATGTAAGAAATGAAAGATATGGACACGACTATTACAGTTCTATACTTGGTAGAATAGAGGTGAAGAGAAGTTTTGACCTAGAAAATGAGTATTTCTTCCTTGAAGAGGATCATAATATTGACGAAAGTATAGGCCCTTTAAGAAAGGGGTGGCTACATACTACAGATGCTGATCATGTTTTATTTATAGATAAAGGGAATCAGAAAAAGGTAGATAAAATAATTATCATATTTAAGACAGATGAACTAAGACGTTTTTACACAGACAATAATCATAAATGGATGTTAAAGGAGAATAGAGTTACCTATAAAAATAATAGGCCAAGAAATAAAAGCACATACAGGGGTATTCCTTATTCAGATGTTTGTGGTCAGGTTCCCTTTATTGTATGGCTAGATTGTTCATCAAAAAAGAGATCCTCCTTGAAAGAGGGTAAAATCGCATAGGAACTAACCCTACCGCCACCACCGTCAGCAGTTTTCAACTTTCTTTTTTATTGATGACTTAGAAATTCGACACAGACTTCTGTGTAAAGCTTAATATTTTTTTGTATATTTGCTACATCTTGGTTGACGAGATCTATAAATTTTTGGCATAAAATCCCTATCTCTTCAGGTGTATCCTTTGAGTTAAGGCCAAATTGTATTGCTTCTTCGCAAGAATTAAATAATTTTTTCATTCTATCTCCTTTTTTATTGATCACTGTATTATAGTTAAGCATTATAATACAATCAATAGAGATTTGAAAACTATGTGACTTACCTATATTATAAGCCCGTGAATATTGGAGATAAAATAAAGAGTGTTCGACTTAAAAAAAAGATGAGTGTTATTGATTTGTCAAAGCAGGTAAGTGTTTCAGAGGCCTCTATTTATAAAATTGAATCTGGGACGATTAAGAATCCAGGAATATCTATCGTAAGTGAGATAGCAGCAGCTTTAGGAATATCTGTAGACGAACTTATCAAATGAGATTTATTTTTTTTATTATTATTTCTTTTGGAATAATAAATGCATCTGAGCATCAGCGAATACAAGACGTTGTAGATTACTTGAAGACTCCAGAGCATAAAATCAGCGTTGTTAAAGGTAAATTGTTAATCGATAGGGTGCTAAGACCCGAAATCGATGTGGATCATTACCTAAGTCAGATTAAGCAGGCAGGAACCAACTTGTATCTAATGGAGAACAAAAGTACAGTAGATTTTAAAAAGACAGTTAAGTTTATGTACGAGTCTGGGGAGTGGAACGAGTTTAAACCTCTTGTTTATGACGTTAGTAAAAATGGGGACCCCACTAGAGAAAATAAATACTTAGATCATTTAATCGATACTGGTGAGGGCGATTGTGTCACGATGTCGGTATACTACTATTCAATCCTAGATATGTTAAAAGTACCCGTTGCTTTAGTGCTTGGACCTAATCATATGGCAGTGGCGCTACAAGGCACAGATTACACCTGGGCTTACGCAGAAACCACAATCGACGGCAAAGCAGGTAATATTGATACGTTTATTAAAAGAGACAACAAAGAGGGCTATTTAACTGGTGCGTATATGAATAGGTTATCAAAAAAAGAAGCTATTGCTACATTATTGGATAATCTACAGGCCCACTACATTGATACAAATAATCTTAGAAAAGGCATGTTTTTTTGTGACCTATCGCTAAAATACAACCCTAGAAATATCATCGCAATACACAACAAAGCCTATATCTATCGTAGGTTAAGGGATAACGAGAAAGAAAGTCGTTATCCTAGTGAGGACTTATACGGTTTTTATGATAACGAAATGTTTAAATTGATAAAAAAAGCTAGAGATCTTGGTTTTACGCCTCAAACACAAGAAGAGCTAGAAAAAAGTAAAAGGCTTGTGTCACAATTAAAAAAACAAAGAGGTGAAAAATGAAACGTTTAACTGTTATTTTATTGTGTTTATTTATGGCTAGTGGTCTGCAGGCTAGATTGATGCAACGAAACCTCAATATGAATCTCAGCATCCCCACTGATATAGAAGAGGTAAAGCAAGAGATTGAAGATGTTAAAGACATTTATAGTAATACTAAACTTGCTACATCCAGAACAAAGGATGCCGTAGGGGATTTAGCCTCTAGTAGATCTTTAGATCAATACCAGGATAAAACAGCGTTTAGAGAGTCTCTTTCCCAAATGGACGCAGAGGAATTAGACATAATAGCCAATCCCCAAAACCACAGTATAGAGGACAGGCAGTATGTAGCAGACAAATTTAACGAGACCTACACGAATATACGCGGGGTAGATTCTGCAGAGTCGAATTTTTACGAAAACCTAGAACCAAATTCTACAGATTCTAATGGTATAAGAAAGGATAAAGCTACGGCGTTTACGGATGGTAACCCAGGCAAAGATGACACCTACTATGACGCTAAAAAAACACAAAAACAAGGTGAATTTGTACACGCTCTAGGGCACGAGGGTAAGCGCCAGGACCAGATAGAAAAAGGGATTAAAAATAATACGCCTGATGGGGT